ATCTTCAATGATAACGTTATCTCCTTTTAAATCTATGTAACCATGAACAGGAATATTGATACCATCAAACCATTTAAAAGCTTCTACCTCTGGTTTACATTTATCATAACCAGGAATAGTTTGGTGAGCCTTATGACAGTTAGCAATCATTAAAGGTACTATGCTTTTATAGTAACTTAATTTCTCTTGGTCATCAGGTGTAAGTGCAACTAGTTTATCTAGTTTATCTTTTACAGGAACAAACATTATAATTTACCTTCTATGTTATCTATAGCTTCCTCAAAAGCTTTATTAAAAATATCTGCTTCTGTTGGCTTGTCTGCAAATTGAGTATCTTGTAAAAAATAAGATATAGGTTTTTTTAGATATTGACCAATTTCAAATAATCGAACTAAGGGTATTCGGTTTTCCCCTTTTTCATATTTTTGAATTTGTTGAAACGTAGTATTAACTGCTTTAGCAACTTTAGTTTGAGTAATTAAAAATTGCTTACCAGTAAATTGATTGACATTAGTTTTTCTAGCTTCTTTTATTCTTTTACCAATAGCTCTGTAAAACTCTATATCTTTCTTAAACACATTTGGCTTGTCTTCTTTCATTTTGTTTCCTTCCTTTAATTTAGAGTATAAAATCCCTAAGTAGTTTATGCAACTTTTTGTATATGCTAATTAAGCATATAAAAATCTAGCGTCTTTATTCTCAGCTTCAACTATTCTTCTATATGTTTTAATATAGTTTTTCATAGCATCTAGAGTGTGAACACATTGTCTTCTGTTCTTACCATTCATTATTTCTTTATGGTTTTTCTCTAGTTTTTGATAAAGCCTAATATTGCTATTACTTAGAGCCATCATTCTCCTCATTGACTATTTTTATATTTGCCTTCAAAAGTTTGCTGTCAATGATATTTACTTTTGCAAACTCAGTAGGCATTCTTTGATCATGTGCTTTTTTAGTTGCTTCTTCAACTGTTGCACCATCAAAAAATTCTTCAAAATCAGCTGCTACCTCTAAACTAGATGTCTTTAAAACTTTAATCATTTAAAACCACATTTCTGCTATAACCTGCATAATCTCTTTTAAGTTCTTGTCGTTCCTCTAGTTTATCAATTAGTACACTAACTGAATTTTTACTCTTATATCCCATCTCACTAGCCATTTCTAAAAAGGTCGGCATATATCCATGTTTTGTACTATAATTTTTAATAAAATGCAATAGCTTCAACATTTTTGGAGTCATAGGTCTTCTACCTCTTTGTTTTGTTTTCATCTACTACCAACCTTCTCAATAATTCTGTGTACCCATTAATATCATCAAATGAATCAGCTTTATATTTATCTGATTGCATAACTCTCCAACACTTTAAAAAAATCATAAATAAACCAAAGAACTTTAAAGGAACTTTAACTGTTTTGTTATTATGAATTGTTAAATATTTCTCCATCATACCAACCATTGCATAGCTAGTGTGATCGAAATGACCATAATCACCTTGTTTTTCATGTAATAATTTATCTAAATTATTCATAAATTTTATATTGTTATCTGACATAATTCCCTTCTGTATCTTTGCACCAATGAGCTGCTACTTGTTTATTTTTGTATCTAACACCTATTGGTAAATAATCTATTGTTGTAACCTTTTCTAATCTATCCTGGCAAGTTGTAGAGGAACTACCAAAAGGAACTGTAACTTTTTCAATAGTCCCATCTACAAAAAACATAAACAGAAAGATAAATTTCACTAATTAAAATGGAATTTCTTTACTCTCTGCTTTAGGTTGCTTAGGTTTATATTCATTCTTATAACCAGAAAGAATAGTACCTGCATCATTTAACCAACCGATTAAACCTTTTTGACCACCTGCTTCAGGGTAATTCATCTCACCAGTAAACTTGTCATCACCTTTAAAGATAACTCCAACTTGTGCAAATACTTTTACAAATCTAGTGTTACCATCTTTAGATTGACCTTTTACTCCTAAGATTGTTCCTTTGTTACCATTGTCTAATGTAACATTTCCTGAAAAATCTAATTTAATAGCTCTTTCATTACTTGCATCAAATGGGAATAATACCCAATCTTTTTGCTTAGCACTACCATTGTTGTCTGTTGACATTGTTTTGTCCTCCATTTTTCTTTATTAGTTGTTGTTGTTGTTCGAATAATTTTTCAATTTTTTGATCTGAATTATTATTCTTTTTCCAATCAGAGTATAAAGCGGTCAACTTTGTTTCGGTTGTTTGCTTTTTTATTTCATTCTCAATTGAATTGGTTTTGTTATTACTTTGAGTAGTTTTATTTTGATTATTCAAAGCATTAACTAATTCTTCTGCACTAGCATATTCTGAACCAGATAATCCAAATGCTGCCAAACATCTTCCAAGAGCTGAACTAGAACAATTTTCTAATGCACTTGTTTTATTGATGAATGAAGAATTTCTAAACTCCTCTGCTGTACCTACTGCATAAATTGTATCTGATATATAAAGTTCAGTTTTAACAATTACTCTTTCGGCATCATGGAATAAAACTTCTTCATTAAATCTAGCTTCTGGAAAATATTGTAATAAATGTTTATGTCTTTCATTTACTGTAGAGTATTTCTTTCCTTTAATATTTACAGTTGGAATGTTTATTAAATTCTCTAAACACTCTTTACGTCTTTCTTTAAAGCCGCCTTTACTTTTTTCTTCTGCTACTGTCTTTTTTACTGTCGTCATTTTTCTTGTTTCCTTCCTTTAGTTTTTTATTTTCTTCTATTTGTTGTTGATCTTTTAAAACTTTTAATTCTAAATAACTTTTATTCTTAGCCATCATTCTTTCTTCTAATTGTTTTAATTCTACTTTTTTTCTAAGCTCAGTTATTTCCTCATCTCTTTTTAAAAGTAAATCCTTATAGCTTTTAACCTCTTGCTCAAACCCTCTGATCTTTGTTTGCATTTTAGCAAGTTCCATCATTATCTTATCTGACATTATTTTTTACCTTTCATTACTTCTTCTAGTGTTAAATTATGAACAATCATATCTTGAACTGCCTGACCTACAATTCCTCCTATATCCATATTTAAATTGCCTAATAAAGCTTTTCTTTCTTTAGCTGTTAGAACTACATAATCATTAAACCATAAGTCTAAACTTTTATTAAGCTGACTTGGACTCATATGATCTGCTGTAAAACAACCCCCTTCTTCTTTCTTAGTCCATTCTTTTCCAATTGTTTTTAACATTTGTTCCTTTCTATTTTATGTACGAATATTGTCAATAAATAATACAAAATTAATTCCCCTAATAGTTTTATAAATCATTTATATTATATAGTTCTTTAATATCTACCTTGTAAACCGCAGGTCTATTGTTGTAACCAAAGTTTGTTAATCGTTCTGGCATATCTTGTGTAAAAGGAAACCAACCTAATATTGAAAATTCAAAATTACCTTCATGTATAATTAAAATATATTTTCCTTTTTTCTCTCCAGGTCTTATTATTAAAAAATTATAATCTTTCTTTTCTTGGGTTCTTATTTCAATATTACCTTGAAAGTCTGAGTCTGTATATCTCTCTAAATTATCAGTATAAGAACCATTATAAAATTTATTAAATGCTTTGGCGTAAGCTACCTCACCTAAAGCACCTAAGAAAGAATCTGCTATTTGTTTTCTGTAATCTCCTTGATAACCATAGGAGAAACCTTTTCCCATTTTAAGATTACCAATAAATCTTTTAGATGCCACACTAAGAGCCATCTCAACTTCGTTTGATTCTAATTTAACTTTCATTATTTGATCCTTTTATTAGTTGTTTAATTATAGTTGTTGAGGGGTTAAAATCGTAATCTTTTAGAAAACAACCTGATAGAAATATAAATATTATTAAGTATTTCATTTATTACCCCATTGATCCGCCATAGCTTTAGCAACACCAATAAAGGTTTTACTTCTAGCTATACTTCTTTCTTTGGGAGATAGACTCCATGCTTTAACAAACCATGTTGCCATTGTTTTACCACTTTTAAATTTAGTTCTTTCCGGTGGTTCAACAACATTAGTATGTTCAAGTTTAGGTAAACCTTTTAACCATAAACAAGTTTTTTTTTCAAAAGCATCTCCAAAGTGATAAGGGTGAAATATCTGGTCTGGTTTTCTCCATCTTGTACTCATTGTGCCAATAGGATTTTCAATAGCTATTTTATCACAATCAGCATTAGCAATATTCATAAAAAATTTAACTGCTTCATCTCTATCTTTATGTCTTTGAATAGCCTTATCTCCATATTTTTCAATATTGAACCAAGCATTACCGGTAACAGTTAAATAAGTACATGGTGGAAAAGCAATTATCATGTCCCATTTATCTTTTATAACTTCTGATAAGTCTTTTTTTAAATGCCATTCTGGGTGTCCACCACTACAATCTAAAATATCACAACTATATGCTTCATGTCCTAATGCTCTAAATTCTTTTGTTACTGCTTGGCTTTCTTCACAAGCTACTAATACTTTCATATTTTTCTCCTTGCAAATATTGTTCTCCAACACCAGGATCTAATCATAGATATAACTGTAAATATAACAGCTATATGAAAGCTCTCAAGAACTGTTGGGTGTAAATCAAAAAATGGGAATATAAATAATTGAATTAAGGTAGATAAAAACAATCCAGATCCCACATCAATTACTGTTTCAAATAAATTTCTCATATTTTTATTCTTCCTCCTCTATTTGTTTTTCTACATCTTTAAATTTAACACCTTCAACATTTTCAAACCAACATTCAACGCAGTAATCTTTCCCTTTTTCAATTACATCCGCAGGATTTTTGCATTTAATACAAAGCTTTATATCTCCATAAATATTTGTTTTAATTGTTGGCATAATAAAAAATCCATAGAACCAATTCTATTGTAATAATTGTTTCAAGCATTATTTAAAAACTCCTTTAA